CTCTAGGTTCATAATTTGAAATAACATTTAAAATTTGATCTTCAATTACTGATGCAGTTGCAAAATCTACAAATTCAAATAAACTTGATCTTACATCTGAACCTAGAGTTGAGTTAAAAAATCTCTCTGTCGGCACTGTTTCGACTAAATTACGAATTGATCTGATGATCGCAGTTTCATTTTTTAAGATGGGAAGATCTTTTGTCACAGGATGTGGATCAAAGGATAAACTAATATCTTTAAAAGATCTAGATATCCTAGTTATTGTCATCGGACACTAAAAATTCTTTATCTATTTATGCCTATTTCCACGAAGTTCCATAGATTGGTTCAGTTCCATAATCCCAATCATCATAATCCTCATCATTTCTAATTTTTTCGTGTAACTCAACCTGTTTTTCAAAGTTATGCTTTGGTGCAGTATCATGCATAACTTCTTGTATAACACGTTTTTGTGGAATAGAATCGTAATCAGTGATTAATTTGTTAGTTCCCCACATTTCATACATATAATTTTTATTTCTATCGGTTGGTAAGTTAGACATTTTAGCTCCTGTTTTAGTGAATAAAACAGAACTTTTATAAAGGAGGTTGCTATCTCCCTTATATTATTTAACGATTTAGTTCTCTGAGATTATAAGAGTAAGAATTTAGATATTTTAGTAGTTCTAGTGCAATTAATTTGGGATTTCCTTCACCACAAGTGTATACATCAATTGCAATACATCCATTTTCAGGCCAAGTGTGACAAGAAACATGACTTTCTGACAGTGCAATGACGATTGTACACCCTTGAGGATCAAAACTGTGATTAAAAATGTTCAAAATTGTCATTCCAGCAAGATTTATGCCCTTTTCCATGACTTCTTGAAGAGAAATCATGTCATTTAAAAGGTTAAAATCGACATTGTACACCTCCAAAAGGAGATGTTTACCCATCGAAAACTGTTCCAATTTTATTTTTATAAAAAATTTATTTATTTTTATTCTAGATCGTTAATTTCATACATGTAGTGATCAGTTGTTTCAATTTTTCTCTTATTTTCGACAGAATAAACAGTCATATCAATTTCATAACCAGGATTTTTATCAATTCTATTAAAAGTCCAGGCATTATCATACCAAATAATTCGATTATTTGGATATGCATAATAATTTCCTGTCTCTACTTTGAATAAATGGGCACATTTATGTTCAGGAGTCTCTGAAAAATTAAGATCGGGTATGCCTTTGTTCTCCCAAGACCAATCAATTGTGAACATATAGGTTCCCAGAACTTTTTTTCCATTTGGTTTGATTAATTCTGCATGTAGTCCAGCGAGACGAGAACGTTTCTGAACATCAACATAAGGAGAAAAACAGTCCCAGTACATAATATCTTCAAGAGGTTCAATAGCAGCATCAGGTTTCCAACAAAAAGCATGAAGAGGTCTTCGTGTCCAATTCACACCATTTTCTAGAAATGCTTCAAATAAAGGAACTCTTTTTTCTATACTTGCGACACAATGCACGTCACACTTCGTAACTTCTCCATGCCCCTTTGCATGATTGAAGAGAAATTCATTACGAATGTAGCAAGACCAATCTGGAAGATTATGATTTAAATAAGACATTTTTTAATAATTTATAAATTAAAAAAAACACCTATTAAAAAATAGGTGTTAACTTAAGATTATCCTTTTCCTTGTCCCCTATATTTTTTCCGTGCTTTATTACGAGAAGTAGCGGAGTACTTGGTGCCGCCGCCAGCACCTTGAAGAGTAGTCTTAGGACGACCTGGAACATAAGACCCAATACGCTTTGAACCGGTTGCTGCTTTTGCCATAATTAATCTCCAATAATTTTAGTTTCAAGTTCTTCAGGTTTTGGAGAACCTGTCTGATAGAATTTAACAGACAGATCCTCCATTGCATCGAAATATTCTTCTTCTGTAAGATTTGGATGAATAAGTTCTCCCTTATAGAAGATATTATATTTTTCTGCCATTTATCAAATAATTCTTGATTTTTCGTGACCGACTCTGATACGTGGATCGCACCAAATTTCAAATCCTGCTTCTTTTGCATCCAGGCAGAATGATACATCTTCTCCGCACATGTCCTGAACTTGTCCAGATTCAAAGACTTGCATCTTTGGTGCAAACCATGGATATTTCATTTCCGAATGTTCAAAAACACCGTTCTTAATCAGAACCCAACCAAATCCAGTATAGTCAACTGTGAATGGTTTCCGACGCTTTGAAATGCTTTCAACGGTCTCATGATTCATGACACCACCATTTCCTCTGAAATCTTCTTCATCCAACCAATGTGCTACAGACGTTGTATGTCCATCTTCTGTAGCATACCAACCTGCAGCAATGTCCTTATCCATGAGAACAAGTTGAAAAAACTTTTCAGTATTGAATACAATATCTGAGTCAATCCAAAGTTGCCAATCGTAATTTAGTTTTCCATCCCATGGAATTTGATCTGGACCTCGAAGAACATTTGCACCAAGACACTTGCATCGTGCAAAGTTTACCATTGATGAATAATCTTGTGAAATTTGAATACTTGCTCCGGACTGAACAAGATCAAAACAAAGTTGTACAAAGTTTTTTAGATATGTGTAAGAAACTCCACGACCTGGAAGACAGAATACGATGGACTTTCCTCTAATTAGTTCTCTTGCGGCATTGTAATCCCATTCTGGGGTTTCTGCCTTTGGTGGTTTTGCTGTTTTTACCGTAAATCCTTTAGCCATAATAGAAAGCAGTTACTTCAGTATCATACATTATTATCTATACTAAGTCAAGTCAATCAATTTCTTTTTCTGTTAGGATTAAATCAGAACCTTCTACATTGATCTCTATCTCAGTGTCTTCATACCATGAGAGTTCATTTACCGCCCATTCTGGAATTACAATATGATACTCCCCAGAAATTGGATCGACTTGTAGTGATTGAAAATTTTTCCCAGAATTTTTTTTCATCTCTGTGTATTATTTTTTACTTTTTCAAATTATATAGTTTTTTTTCTTTTTGAACAAGGTGTACCCTCCCGGAAATTTTTGAATCGATTGATATTTAAAGGTCGATCTGGGTCGTTTATAGCTTACGGGGACCCATTGATTTTTATATCGCACCGCCGGGCACCGCCACCCCCCGTAGGGTAACTGTCAAACACGCACGAACGATTAGGGCGGCAGAGTATAAACAACTGCCGCCCACGAACGTATAACTTAAGCGCCCAACTCTCCCAAACGAAGTGTGATTTTATGACACGCAATCCGCCGCCCGTTCAGTGTAAACGTATGGCGACGATTGCCGTTCTTTGTAACTTTAGGTGAAAAGTGTAAAGAATAGGGGCAGAGAATGCTGCCCCTAAGTGTGATCAACCGTAGACAATCTCGCTCACAATTTCATCACCAGCGAGCGTGTAAGGTTCGCCGCCGATGTAATCGAGCGCCTGAAATGAGGGGCAAACTTTCCAATTTTGCTCCAAACAAAAGTGGTCAAAAGCAAACTGAGCGAACTTCATTGCGCCCTCGTTTGTATAAAATTGCCCGAGAGAATAGTGCAAAGTATGAGCGTAACCGTCGCAATCGTAGGACTCTACTTCTACAAATAGGATGCCCATTCTGCGTCCGTCGCCTACACTGAAAGAGATAAAATACTTCCCTTCATACTCATCGAAGACCAGCATAGATTGAGTGTAGATTGATCCCAACTCGGGGAAATTATCCCACTGTGTACCATTCTCCCATTGAATCTTGCGAGTGTAAAGAGTTGCCATTGTCTTGAATGTAGGGTGAAAAGTGAAAAGGAAGGGAGGCGATTGTGCCTCCCTGAATGTAACTCAGTCGATTGAATCACGCCAATCGGGATAGACATCCCTGACATAATCCCTGACCTCTTTCTGACTATAATGCTCCAAACTTTCGTATAAATTATGAAGTTCGGAGTTAATTATAACCTCCCAGATACAATCGAAGGTCAGTCTTTCACTGTCAGAATCATCGTAGAAGATCTCTCTCTCATTGATGCAATCCTCGTGATATTTGTGCATCTCCATGAAGAGATCATCGCAAGAATAGCGAACTCGATTATAGAGTTCGCTGACAATCTTAGAGGCGATTGCATCAACAATCGCTTGATTCTGCAGTGTAGTTTGCATGAGAAAGTGTAGTGGAAAAGTGAAAGAAAGGGGTGAGAATGTCACCCCTAAGTGTCAGCGAACCTGAATGAAGTTAGTTACACTGGAGATGGTAAACTCTCCAAGGGTTTCTAACTTTTTCTTTTCCGCCTTAAGTTCTAACTCTTGGCGGTTAATTTCAGCGCCAAAGTCTTTGTTTTGGCGGTGGCAGAGTATCACTTTCTTTCGCTTAATCACGACCTCGCTGACATTATCAGCGATCATCTGATTCAGTAACTCTAACTTAACAGCAGTGAACTGTTCAGTTAGTGCCTTAATCTTGCGGTCCAATTCAACAACTTTGGAGGCGTTAATTTGCAGATCCATGGTGTAAAGAACTGTAGGGTGAAAAGTGTAACTGAAGCAAACCTGGAAAGTATAAAACAGCAGAACCGGCGCGACGGTAGAACCCGCCCGACCCATCGCCCGCGATGCCTCCGGCACCGCCCGATCCTGCTATTCAGTTGTCAAGGTTCGCTCCGCTACTGTATCAGATCTGAATGCCCACTAGAGGGTTCAAACCTTAAGAAAAGCGGAAATTACCCATCAGCAACGTTAATGGGTCAAACGCTTGACGGATGGGCGGTTGGCGTGGTTGGAATCGCACCAGCGTCAGGCAGTTTGTATAAAGAACTCAAACAGTGCTAAATGAATTAAACTCAAACAGTATAAAGTATAAAAAACTAAGACAGGACTAAATGTAGAAAACTAAACCACACCACTGACTAACATTCTACACTTAATCCTGAGTTAGTTCTTTATGCTCAGGAAAAGTATAAAGAATAAAGAACTACTTAAGATTCATTCTCTATTCTTTATACTTTCATTCTTCATTCATTTAACTAACTCTGCAGGTGATCCACAAGACTTATAAAATGCAATCATTCTTTCTGCCTCTTGAATTGTAGTGAATGATTGTGTTCTCCATTCACAATTATTGTATGGTGTTTGATACTTAATTGTGTAACCAATTGCGTTGATGTTTTGCATGAATCTAGTTGATGAATGTGTATGAAATGTGTGTAATCTCGACGAGATGTGTATGTGTATTCTCGTCGAGATTATGTGAACGTGTGCGCGTCTCGACGAGATTCAATAATGATGCCTTGACATCACACAATTCGGATCATTGAACCAATCAGAATCTTCATAAGATTCAGACAGTTTCTCATCAACAAGATCACAGAATTCTGTCATTCTGATGATAAGATCATCGGTCAATTCAACCATTCCAGTAGTAACTAACTGGGCGATTTCTTCGGGGGTGAGAATAGTGTTCATGATGATCGGGGGGGGGGTGATGATGAGGAGGAGTCCGTCCGAACCCCTCCTAAAGTATAAAGAATCAGAGGAGATTCATTGCCCAAACATTATACTCACCCACATCAATTCTGTGCCCTTCCATGCACTGATACTCGGATGCAAATGCTTCGGAAAGGTTCAACAACTGAGCGCAGATTCTGGCATGAGTGTAAGGAACTGTACCATTGCTGGGATCCATGTAGGACTGGAGAGCGGCAAGGTAGTCAGTGGGAGCAGTCATGGGGTTCAGTGGTGGTGAACTGAGAGAAGTCTACAGGATGGGTGGGGACCGTTGCCGATCCCCTTGTGACACTTAACGGATTGTCACAACATCCCGATCAGTCGCATCATCGTGGTGATCTGAACTGGAGTCTGCCAGCGGATAACATCCTCCAGCATGTTACCGTTGGGGCGGATAACTGCCACCTCAAAAGTATCGTGCTGAATGTCACCATAAAGACCCGAATCCTTCGGTCCTGCGACTACAGAGATCTCCCAACCATTCTTAAAGGTATGCTGTGCAATCGTTGCACCTTTGATGATACCGTGATCGGAGAAGGTCAGAGCGGAGAAGTTCATCGGAGTGGTGTGGTGTGAACTGAGAGAAGTCTACAGCATCGGCGGCAGGTTCGGGGGGATCTCAGTCCCCCCGTGTGCCAGTTCAGCGACCGGTCCGGCGCCGGTAGAGTTCGGTGCCGTAGGTTGCTGCCTGATCACTGTAGAACCCTTCTACCATGCCGTCCACTCCCCGCCACAGTGCTTCTACCTTACGGCAGTCGGCGGCAGCGTAGCGCAGTTCAGAATCGGTCATGGTTGCCGCGGCCTCTTCCCAGCGGGTGAAGTCGGCGGCGGTTGCGTGGCGGCGGATCATGGTTCAGTGGTGTGAACTGATACCAGTATTGCCCCAAACGGCACCAGAGTCAAGGGGTTGAACGATCAGCAATGCTAATGAGTCAGGGGATTGACAAGGGGTGCGGGTGCCGTGCTAGGATGAAGGTAGAACCTTTTTTTGGTGGGGTTAGGTATAAAAAAAGGGGAGGCGATTGCCCCCCGTTTGTGTCATTCTTCAGGACCAAATGCACACTCCAGAGAGTATGCTTCCAGTTCCTGATCGTCCTCATAATAGGATGCCCAATCATCCTCAGTGGGGATGTACTCTTCAACCTGGAGATCGTCAGTGAAAGCGTAGGTCATGGTTCAGTGGTGTGAACTGAGAGAAGTCTACAGGGTCAACGGCGGATCAGATCGGCAGCGGTGGACAGTGCCTCACCCGTCACAGTGCGGACGGGTCGGATCGGTTCCCATAGCAACCACAGCAGGGTGGCAGCGATCACAAGGCGCAGCATAGTGGCACGGTGGTAGGAAGCGGAACGGGAGCGGGTGAGAGCGTTCAGCATGGCAGGAAAGGGGGGGGCATCCTGCCCCCCGTAGGATCAACCGATGAGAGCAGCGATCAGGCGATCACGCTTGCGGATCTCACTGGGGATGATGAACCAGAGATCCCGCTTGCCGTTGTCGGCGCGGGTGGCATCCAGAACGCCATCACGCTCCAGATCGACCATGATGGCATGGATGGTGCCCTTGTGGCGGCGGGGATCCATGCCCATGCCCCGAACGATGTCGGAGCAGGTCTGGGGACCGTTCTGAATCAGGGTGGCGCGGACGGCGGCGCGGGTGAGAGCGGAGAAGTTCATCGGAGTGGTGTGGTGAACTGATACCAGTATGGGGGCAAAGGGGGCAAAGGTCAACCCCCTGAACGATCAGCAATCCTGATAGGTCGAAGGGTTGACTGAGGGTGCGGGTGCCGTGCTAGGATGAAGGTAGAACCTTTTTTTGTGCTTGTGCCAATCTTTGAACTGTCCACTGCTGGGGTTTTATGGGTCTGGGGTGCCTGTAGACTATGGGGACAATCGGATGAGGGGCGGGGTAGCCCTGTAGATGAAAAAGGTCGCCACCGGAGCAGCCTTGAAATAATAGAAAAAAAAATATAAAGAAAGGGGGCGGATTGTGCCCCCTCTTTTATACTTTAGGATCAGACTTCGATCTGTTCAATGTCACCGTGCTTCAGTGCTCGGTGAAACAAACGGCCCCAAGATGTCGCCGCTTTGTCTTCATCATCGGAGAGAAGTGCAAACCAACGCTGACACTCTCCCTCATCCTCCCAAGCGTAGCGGTAGACTTTATCACCGCTGTTAAATGTAACCAGCAGATCATAGGTTCCGTCATTGTTTGAGATGATCTCAAGATGGGCGATGGCGGCGCTGGTAACGTTGGCGCTGATCGAAAAGTCGGTGGCGGTGGTCATGGTGCCTCTGTGGTTGACTCGTTAATCCTACAGCATCGGCGGCAGGTTCGGGGGGATCCGAGTCCCCCCTTGTGCCAGTTCCTACGCTGTCACAATGGCATCGACTGTTTTCTTAGCGGTGCCATGTGCGGGGAAAGCTATAATGAACTCCCGGTCGGATTGTTGACACAAACCGCAGGAAGCGCAGTTAACCTTACCCTTGTGAATCTTAGCAGGGCAAACTATCACCTTCCGACCGCTCTCAGTGTGAAAGAATCGGCGCGATTCAGTGGAAGGGATGACAGCAACGGCAGGAATCCCGTGCTCGGTCATCACTTTATCGGCAACTTCCACCGATTCAGTGCTAGCGTTAATGGTGAATCCGTTAGCGTTAGCGTTCTGAATCACCTTAAGATTGTGGGGATTCAATACGTGATGAGTGAAAGTGAACCCCCTTTTGTGATTGTTTGCCTTGACAATCTGCCCCACTTTAGGTGCATCAATGTCACCAAATACGTGGGGAAGGTCACCCGTAACGTTGTGCCGCCAGAGTGTAGCAGGAGCAAACTTGCGAACCTCTGAGATAAACTTGTCCCAAGATACACCCCGCTGGTGCTCACTTACTGCCCGCCAATGTACACCCTGAAGGTGATACTTACCGTAGCAACCTTTATCAATAAAGGGGCAAGATGGGGCGCAAGATTGGCGCTCGGTGACAGTGGTGGGGATGGGTCCGGTTTGACTGTTACCGGATGCGATGGTGATAGCGACTTGCATGGCAGGGGTGTGGTGCCGTTGACTCCATCAGTATAGGGCACGGGGGCAGCGGTTGCCACCCCCGTAGTGGACACTTAACCGATTGTCACAGATCCGCCCACTTGATGCCTTTAATGTCAAGAAATGCCACCAATTTAGCAGCGTATTCTCCACAATGAGGGCAGCGAATCTCATGCCGAACAATAGCACGATCGCTATACTTAGGGCAGGAATTGCTATACTTTTTGGTCTTAAGACGGTAGATCGCTGCTAACGTGCGGAGCATTTCTTCCACCTTAAGATCCTTGCCGCGGTACTTAAAGTAAACTGCATTGAAGCGGCGGAAGTCATTCTCACGGCGGCACTTGTCGAGTTGGGATACAATCCAACGGGACTCATTGATGTCGCCCAGGATCTCATTCAAGCAGACCTCAAATGCAGCGTTGATTGTCTCAATTTGAGCAACACTGCGCTCAAGTTCTTTCATACGCTCAGCGAAACGCTGTTGTTGAACTTGAGAAACTTGATCGTCAAAGGATACTTTGCGGGTCTCAAGTTGCTGCTGTGCAAGTAGCACAAGCGCCTTCATTTGATCGTCAGAGAAACCAGAGAAGTCGAAAGTGGTGGTCATCTGAGTGATGTGGGTTGTCGGCGTCAGTGGTGCGCCGTTGGGTGAATGATGCCCCGCCAGAACCAACCACCACAACCACCTTTGTGCCACTTGCAGGATTGGCACAATGCAGATCCTAATACTTATAGATGTAGGAAGACACCAAAACACTTGTACCAATAAAAAAGGATCGGGCACCACCCCGATCCTCAGAATCCACATCATCTACACCTATGCTAGGATTGTCTGTTCTCTTTCGCGCTGGGTAACTTTTTTGAACATTCACTATGAACCAATGGGAGGCAAACCCCTTCCTCCATTATGTTAGAATTGTACCATCCAGTCTGGGTCTTTGTCAAGTGCTGCCCAGAAGAAGTTCTTCTTATTCTGAGATGCTATGAACAGTTTTCCGTGCTTGTGTTGTTCGACAATACAATGAGGGTTGCTGTCCATAAGATTGGCAAAACGATTCTTTGCCTTGCGTGAGATTGGTGTGACTGTTGCGGATTGCATGGATCTCGATCTCGATGTGTGTAATCTAGTTGATGTTGTGTGTCTCGTCGAGATCGAATGTGCCACTAGATGAAGTGGCACATCTCGTCGAGTTTCTAGAATTGAATCTCGTCTAGGGTTGGAACATTATCTTGACTAGATTCACCACTGTCCATCCCATCACACAGTGCATCAAGAATCGAAAGGATGCTGTTCCCATCAGTGCCTAGATTAAGTTGAGCGATCAGAAGTTCTTTAGTCATGTGTTCTCCAAAGAGTACGAATGTAGTGTAGAGCAGTTTAGGGTCTTACTCAGTACACTTGTGCCACTTACTGAACTGTCACACTCTCCACCAGTTCTTGAATGACATCTTCATCATACACATTTGCAATCTCATTGAGAACATCTTCCTCATTCAAGTGAGATAGATTCTCCACAATGGTATCATACACGAACTGGATCAAACATTTCGTGTCCATGTCGTCAA